ACCATCAATTGGTGAACCGTCAGTACCTGTAGCTGAAGCATTTGTAGATGCTCCATCATAGATTGCTTTTAGTACGTTAAAGTCATAGTTCTTTTTAAGTGCATAAGCACCTGAAGAAGTTGCAAGAGCTTCAAAGTTTACGTGTGATTGTCTTTCTTCGATGTCATCTACTTTAAACGCAAAATACGAACCTTGGTCGACAGTCAATTGAATTTGATCGTCTGCAAGTGTTTCTGTGTTTACTGTTTGACCTCTAGCGTAGTCATTCACTGTAATTGAAGGCTCTTTGATTATATTTACTGTGTCGCCAAAATTTTCAATTTCCCCAGCGTAATCAGTGTTTGTAATATCTTCTACAACTGATGCACGTCTGAAAAACTTTTGAACCTTCTGACTATAAATTGCTGGAGCCCAATTACCTGAAGGTAAGTTTTGGTATCCCGCTGCTTTTCCCATTGTTGCCATAATGATTGCCTATTGTTTATAGTTGTTATTATTAAGGTTGAACTCTACCTTCTCTAATAGCTTCATCAATTTCGGCTTCGTACTTCGCAAACGTTCTTGGGTTCATCTTAGCAATCTCAGAGTTAGACCAGATTTTCTTTGTAGGAATCTCTGTCTCTGTTGCTTTAGTAGTTTTTGTTATAGCTTTTGCTGCCTCTTTTTTAAGAGACGTTTCCTGTTTCTTACTTAATGTACTAGTACCATTGTCCATTTTATAAAGGTCAATAGCTCTTCCAGCTAGTTGTGCATTAGATGTATTTTCATACAACCAACTTTGAATAACTGGATCTTGTTTACTAGCCCATTGATGAAACTCATCTTTTTGACGAATCTCACTAAAGTCAGGATGCATCTTTAACAATTCTACTTCAGCTTTTTCTTTGCTTATCTGTTCCTGTTGAGCTTGTAGATTTTGGTATTTCTCCTCAATCTCTTTTGCTCTAGTATCAGCTTTTGTCATAGCTATGGTTTCAACCATATCATAAACATCAGGATACTCTTTTCTCCAAGCCTCAAGTTCATCTTTAGACTTAGGTGGAACAAACTCTTTTGTAGATGTTTCCAATTGCGTTCTTAAAGTTCTAACCTCATCTTTGTGCTTTGATAAAGTAGAATCATAGTGTTTCTTCAAATCGTCATAACGTTTTTTAAAAACACGATCTTCTGCATTTTCAGGGCGTTCAGTTGAAGGAGTAGCTTCGCCATCGGAGCTTGCAATTTCTTCAGATGTTTCAGTGTCCTCTTGAACGGTTGCTGTTTCTGCTTTCTCTAAATGATATTTACCTAATTCACCTTTTGCGAATGCTTCAACTTCTGGATCATCAACATCATCTCTTTGTTTTTGATACATAGATTTGCCTTCAGGCTTCTTAAATAGTTTATCATTTTTTTTAACTTCTGTTTCATTTGAAACTTCAGTTACTTTTTTTTCTTCTTCCATTATTTTTCCTCTTAGGTTGAGTGCCTTATGGATAAGGGTAGCTCACTTCCATAATTTGTGGGCTGAATCTATGCTAGTTCTAACTGACCTTCATCTATTGCTACAGTCTCTGGAGCAATTTCTGAATCGGCACTAGGGTCTTTGACCATCATGCCGTTTGGGTTAGCCGCTGTCATATTTTCAGGTGGCACATTTGTATTATCTGATTGTGACTCAGATAATTCTGTAACGAATCCTTGTACGGATTCCTGCTCGCTAGAACTTGGGTATTTTCTAACTGCAAAATTCTTTACTACTGATACTGGTAATACAACATTTTCTTCTGTACTTGTAAATTGATCTATTACTGAACTTGCATCAGGTGCTATTTTTTTTAATATGGTTGCTAAACTTGGAGCTAATACCATATCTAATTGTACTTTTTCTTCATCAGATAAAGCATTTAATTTTTCTACAACAGCAGGATCTTTAGCTTCTGGTTTTTGTACCATAGCTGCTGGTGCTGTTTTTTCTTGTGCTTGAGCTGGTGGTTTTAAGTTAGACATATCAGGTGCATCTGGTGTTTTCATACCAGCATCCATTAATCCTGTTGTTGTTACTTTACCATCTGGTCCTATTGCCATTATGCTCTTCTCCAATGTGTTAAATTATATTTACTAATTTGTTTATCGCTTACAAAGTTACCTAGCATCCAACATACGGGTTCACCTATACCTGCATATATTCTACCTAGTAAATCAAACTTACCTTCGTTTAATCTCCATGCAATATCATTTGCTCTGTGTTGTGCAATATGTTTCCATATCTTTCTATATCTAGGATACTTCTGCATATGTTTTACAGTTGGTTCTGCCCAAAGTAAATAACCTTTAACGTGTGTTTTAGATAATGTTTTAAATGTAAATTTTGTATCTCTTACCCAATCTCTAGTAGATAATTCTCCTGTTCTGTGTAGATCTGTACAAATAACTCTTCCGCTATCTGATCCACCTCCACCTCCACCTGTAGTTGCTCCACCTGCAGGACCTTGAGTAGCTTTCTGTGTTGCTGTTTTTTGTGCTTTATAATCTTTTTGTTGTTCTTTCATTCTTTCTGTATCTGCTTTAAATTTATCAGATACATTTTTAGTAGCTGCTGTTTTTTCTCTACGTGCAATTCTTTTAGCACCAGCTGTTTCTAAATTACCAAAAGCAGAATTCCTATTCATACCTGCATATAAATCTGTTGCAGGGTTTCCAGCTATTCTTTGACCATCAGTGCTACCACCTCTAACATTAAAATAACTTTTATTCATTTTTTGTATATTTGTTTCTTCTGGTAGCATTCCACCTATTACAGCACCTAATACTTTAGCTGCTCCAGTTATAACTTTAACTGTTGGGCTTTTAGATACTATATTAGCTATATCAGCTTTTAAACCTGTAGCTTTTGATGTTACTTTTTGTAGACCTGTGGCTTTTTCTGGTGCTGCTTGTATTTTTGTAGGATCAAATCTTTCTTTAAATTTAGCAGAGTCTGATCTATATTGGGTTTGTGGCTCTAATCCTAACTCAACGTTAGCTTGTGATTGTTTTAATTGTTCTGCATAAGTTTGTGTAGGTTTTTCTTCGCCAGCAAAAGACTCAGTTAATCTTTCTTTAGTCATAGGTTCAGCAGCACTTCTAACTTCTGCATCTTTTACTTCTGGAGTCTTAAGCATAACACCACTATAATCTTGACCACCACCTTCTCCACCACCAGTATTCTGTGTACCTAATTTTAAAAATGGATCTGCTACTTCAATTTTTTTCTCTTCTTCTTTTTTAGGAGTAGTAGTTGTAGTATCACTAGTTGCAAGATCAGGTAAATTTAATTTATTTACTTGAGCAAAACCTACTGACTTTAATTTGTAATTACCATTAGCATCTTGTTCTAATTCGTAAGTACCGCCTCCAACTCTTGATGTATCAAATGTTTGTGCCATATTATTCTTTTTCTTCTTTGTTGTGTCTAATTGTTTCCTTTAGGCTGAGTATTTTGCGAAGTAAAACCAGCTTCCCCTGGCATCGGTACATTGCCTGTTCCGATGTTGCCACCTCCATTTCCTGTTGGATCTGTTGGCGAAGCTCCAGGAGGTACTCCTCCCATATTGTCCACTGGACCTGGTTGTCCACTATTGCTTGTATTCGTTTGATTTCCATTTGCCATCCCCATTATGTGTGCATATATAGCTGCTTTCTCTGGATCATTAATCAATTGATCTGGATCAATGTCTAGTGACTTAGCAACTTCTTTTAAACATGTATGCCATTTAACAAACGGTGCTAACGATGGGTTAGATGCTGTTTGCATAAATGTCATTAGTCTTTGTGATCTTACTTCTTTCTGCATCAAAGAAGATGTTCCCTGTGCTTTAATATCTAGATCACCTTGTATCTCAGGTCTTTCACTATTGAATTGCATGTTCCAATGAAACAATGAATTACCTAGGGGCTTTAATAAATAGTCATCAATATTTTTAATAACTGTTTTAATACTTAATGCTGCAGCTCCCATCAACATAGACATACCTGCTGCAGTTCTAGTTGTAGACTGAACACCAGTTGTACCATGTGAGTATGATGGAATACCAGTTGCTTCATCAGCTAACTGTCTAAATCTATCAAACATCATTAAGTTTTCATTAGCTGTATTTGGAAACTTAACACCATGTATAGCCTGTCCTGGCTGTCCACTTTGTCTTCTAAATATTTTACCAGGAAATACTTTCATATCTTGACCTGGTACTAACATAGTTTCATCTACATCAAATACTAAGTTACCTGCTAATGCTAAGTTATCAATTGCCATTCTTGCATGACCATTCATAACTTGTTGTGAATCTTGCATATTCTCTGGTATACCTACACCAAAGAATTGATAAGGGTTTAACTCATATGGACAAACCATATAAGGTATTCTTTTTGGTGAGAAAGGATTTTCTACTACTCTTAAAACCTTACCACCACATATCCAAACATTAACAGATATAACATCTAATTCATCATCATATTCAAAATCTAATTGATCTGCTAACTGTCTAGTAATTGTACCCCAATATTCTAATACTTCAAATCTATTTTTATATAGTGAAGCTACATTCTCTCTATCGTACAAAGAAGATTCATATCCTCTTGTTTGATAGTTAGGTCCCATCTCTAAACATTCTCTAATTTTTTCTGAATTAAAGAAAGGTTTCTTTGCAAGTTCTGCGAACTGCTCTGTATTAAATGAGTGTCTTTGAATTACATACTCAGCATCATTCATACTTGTTGAATTAGGATCTGGGTAAAAATCCCAACATGATACTGCTTCAATACCTGGTACGTCTTTACCAATCTCCATCATTGCTGATGTTCCAGTTTCCTCATCTTTAGAAAACTTGTATTGAGTTTTTACATTTGTAAATGGACCTTTTAAAATTCCTGTCCCAAGTAAAGCCATTTCAAAAAACACATGTCTCATAACAGAGATAGCATCAGTTTCTTCTAACTGATCATGTATTACTTTTTGCATTTTAGCTGCTGCCATTGCAGCTGGCTCTATTTGTGGTTGAGTCTTTAGATCAGGAGCATCTCCTTCTTCAAAACCTAAGTTCTCGTATTGTTGTGCTAGATCTTTCATTAAAGATTCTGCTGTAGCACCAGCAGGTATACCACCACCATCACCTGGAAAACCATATGGGCTTTCTTGTTTTGGTTCTTGTGTACCTTGTTCTTTTTTATTTGGATCTAAGTATG